TAGATTTAGGAACAGGAGCAGCATACAACCCAGAGGATGCATTACGTATGTATTTTCAAACAGGTTCTGTTATTGGTAGGAGTTATACGCAGGATGGAGAGTATAATCAAGGTAAAGTTCCTATTAAAGAATTACAATCAAGCTCAGGTGCAAGTAAAACACAGATGCTTATTGCTAATTATAATCATTACTTAGGAATGATTAGACAGGTAACAGGTTTAAATGAGGCTAGAGATGCTTCTAATCCTGATCCTAATTCTTTAGTTGGCTTGCAAAAACTAGCAGCATTAAATTCAAATGTGGCTACAAGACATATACTTGATGGCTCTTTATATCTTTATAGAAGTTTATCTGAAGCCATAACTTATAGGGTTGCAGATATTTTACAATATGCTGATTTTAAAGATGATTTTGCTAATGCTATTGGTAAATATAATGTCAGTATACTTGATGACATAAAAGACTTATACATTTATGACTTTGGAATATTTATTGAAATAGCTCCTGACGAAGAACAGAAGGCTCAGTTAGAGTCTAACATACAAATGGCATTATCTAAAGGTGATATAAACTTAGAGGATGCAATTGATATTAGGGAGATTAGAAATATTAAACTTGCTAATCAATTACTTAAAGTAAAACGTAAAGCTTTACAAGAGCAACAACAACAACAAGCTATGCAGCAGCAAGCTATGCAGACTCAACAAGCTCTTAAGTCTCAGGAAATGAGTCAGCAACTTGTAATGCAACAACAACAGGCTGAGGTGCAGGGTAAAATGCAGTTAAAGCAAGCTGAAATAGCGTTTGAAATTGAAAAGCAAAATAATGAAGCTGTATTAAAAAGTAAGTTAATGCAGGAAGAGTTTAATTACAACTTGAAGTTACGAGGCTTAGATGAGGAAGCATTGTCTCAAAGAGAAACTCAAAGAGAGGGAGCTAAGGCAGATAGAATATCTCAGGCAAACACAGAACAATCAAGATTAATCAATCAAAGAAAAAATAATTTACCTCCTCAAAGGTTTGAATCTAATGAAGATAGTCTTGATGGATTTGACCTTTCAGAGTTTAACCCAAGGTAGGGCTTAAAAACAATATTATTTTTTACTTATATTTGTAACAATCAAATTTAATCATATGGAATTCAAAGTAAAAGAGGTAACATTAGGAGAAGAGAAGTCGGTTCAAGAGGTAGAACAACAACTTTTAGACAATCATGAAGAAAGTTTAAAAGCTGAAGAGCCAAAAGCTGAAGAGCCAAAAGTTGAAGAGCCTGCTGAATTAAACGAGAAAGACGTTCTTTCATATATTGGAAAAAGATATAATAAAGACATTAGTTCATTTGATGAGTTAATGAGTCAGCGAGAAACTCAGGAAGAATTACCTGAAGATGTCGCTGCTTACTTTAAATATAAAAAAGATACAGGTAGAGGTATTAATGATTTTGTAGAATTACAAAAAAACTTTGATGACCTTAATCCTGATTCTTTACTTAAAGATTATTTATTCGCTACTGAAAATGGTCTTGATAAAGAGGATATTGAAACCTTAATGGAGGACTATTCTTTTGATGAAGATTTAGATGATGAGGGTGATATAAAAAAAATTAAGTTAAAGAAGAAAAAAGCTATTGCTAAAGCCAAAGATTATTTCAAAGGAATGCAAGAGAAGTACAAGCAACCACTTGAGTCAAGTGGAACGCAAACTTCAAATGTATCTAACGAAGAAATGGATGGTTATAAGCAGTATATTGCAGATGCAAAGTCCTATGAAGAAGAGACTACGAGAAAAAAAGAGTTTTATGACTCTAAAACGTTAGAAGTATTTACACCTGAATTCAAAGGTTTTGAATTTAATATGGGTGAAGAGACAATAACATTTTCTCCATCTAGTTTAGATGAATTAAAAAAGAGTGCATTAAATCCAGGTGGTTGGGCAACCAAATACTTAGATGATGATGGTCTTTTAAAAGACTCTAAAGGTTTTCATAGAAGTGTAGCAATTGCACAGAATCCTGAAAAGTTTGCTAAGTTCTTTTATGAGCAAGGTAAATCTAATGCCACAGAGGATGTAATGCGTAAGACAAAAAATATAAATATGTCAGAACGCAAAACACCTGAAGTGAGTACCAAGGGAGGAACACAGTTTAAGGCTTTAAGCACAGATAGTGGTAGAGGTCTTAAGATTAAAAGTATTAAAAGAAAATAATTAATTTAAAAAAACAATAAAATTATGGCAGGATCAGTTCAAGCCGCACCAGGTTTTGATTTGCAACCAAGTTCGCATCAAACACCTTTGGCATCAAATTACATTACAGATTTCAACTTTTTAAATCAGTATTTACCAGACACATACGAAAAAGAATTCGAGCGTTATGGTAACAGAACAATTTCTTCATTCATTAGAATGGTAGGAGCAGAAATGCCTTCTAACTCAGACCTTATTAAATGGGCAGAGCAAGGAAGATTACATACAAAATATGTAGATTGTGGTACTGCAGTATTAGGTGCACCAGATGGAGAAGCAATTTTTCAAATTAATGACACACTTAATCCTGCAGGTTCAACTGTGCAACCAGGTTCTGGTGCAACAGTTCAGATTGCAATTAGAGTTGGTCAAACAGTAGTTGTTGTAAACAACGATGGTTCAGGAGAATATAAAGCTATTGTTATAGCAGTAGACCTTGCTAACAACCAATTTACTGTTGCATTTTATGATGCTGCAGGTTATCCAGGTGGTACAGGGTTAGGAAATGCTGATGCAAGTATCTTTATTTATGGTTCTGAATTTAGAAAAGGAACAAACGGAATGCAAGGTTCTTTAGAGTCTGATGATTTCATTTTTGAAAACAGTCCAATTATCATCAAAGATAAGTATGCAGTATCAGGTTCTGATATGGCTCAAATCGGATGGGTTTCAGTAACTACTGAAAACGGAGCTAACGGATACCTTTGGTATTTGAAGTCTGAGCATGAAACTCGTTTACGTTACGATGACTATTTAGAGACTTCAATGATTGAAGCAGTTCCTGCAGAAGCAGGTTCTGGTGCTGCAACTCAAAACACTTCTGACCAAGTAGGTAACAAAGGTTCTGAAGGTGTATTTTATGTAGTACAAAATAGAGGTAATGTATGGTCTGGTGGAAATCCTGATGCATTAGCTGATTTTGATGCAATTATCTCTCGTTTAGATAAGCAAGGTTCTATCGAAGAAAATGTAATTTTCAACAACAGAGACTTTGGATTTGACATTGACGATATGTTAGCTGCTCAAAATTCTTATGGTGCAGGTGGAACTTCTTATGGTCTTTTTGACAATGATGAAGAGATGGCTTTAAACTTAGGATTTACAGGATTCCGTAGAGGTTACGATTTTTACAAGTCTGATTGGAAATACTTAAACGACCCAACTATGCGTGGTGGTGTTGATGGTACAGGTAGTATTAATGGTTTGTTAGTTCCTGCAGGTTCTACAACTGTTTACGACCAAGTTCTTGGTAAAAACGCTAAGAGACCATTCTTACACGTTAGGTATAGAGCTTCAGAAACTGAAGACAGACGTTACAAAACGTGGATTACAGGTTCAGCAGGTGGTGCAAAAACATCTGATTTGGATGCAATGGAAGTAAACTTCTTGAGTGAAAGAGCAGTATGTACTTTAGGTGCAAACAACTTCTTCATCTTCCAAGATTAAGAATACCAATTAAAACTAAAGGGAGTCTCTTCAAAGAGACTCCTTTTTTATAAATTAAATTAAATCATATCAAATGAAAACTACAGTACAAAGAGTAGACAAGGTCTACAAGTTAACAAGGAATGCAGCACCTTTATCTTTTATGCTTGCAACAAAACACACTAGACGTTTCCCATTACTACATTTTGACGAGGAAACAGAAACAAATCGTGAACTTCGATATGCTAAAAATCAAAAATCACCATTTGTAGACGAACAAGATGGCAACGCAATTATAGAGCCTGTTATTTTTGAAGATGGATTCTTAAGAGTTCCAAAGTCAAATCAGATTTTACAAAAGTTTTTACACGTTCATCCACATAACGGAGTTAAGTTTAAAGAACTTGATAAAGCAAAAGATGCACAAAAAATTATTGAAACTATTAATATTGAGCTTGATGCAATGATTGAGGCACGTTCTTTATCGTTGTTGCAATTGGAAACCTTAACAAGAGTTTTATTTTCTAAAGACCCATCAAGAATTAGTACAGACGAAATGAAAAGGGATATTTTAGTTTATGCTAAAAGAGAACCTGTTGAATTTATGAATGCAATAAATGACCCTGTATTAAAACTGAATTCAACTGTTCATAAGCTTTTTGAGGAAGGCTTAATAAAATACAGAAACAAAAACAAAGAGGTTTGGTATAATACATCAACTAATAAAACAAGGATTTGCACAATTCCATTTGGCGAAGATCCTTTGTATATATTATCTTCATTCTTTCAATCTGATGATGGAATAGAAGCTTTAAAGTTTTTAGAAAATTTATTGGAAAATTAAATTAATTTATTATCTTAGTTAATAATATTAATGTCTTCATCGGCTTTTTATTATTTAGTAGGTTAAGTGTAATAGCTGGGTAAAGGGGTCTTAGAAATAAGTCCTCTTTTTTTTTTAACTATATTTGTGTAAATAATAGTTGTAATGATAAACGATATTAGAAACACAGTTTTAGCGGTGTTAAATAAAAATAACTATGGATATATTTCTCCACAAGATTTTAATTTATATGCTCAACAAGCTCAAATGGATTTGTTTGAAGACTACTTCTATGCTTATAATTATCAGATAAATAAAGAAAACCAAAGAACATCAGGTACAGGTTATGCTGACCTTAAAAAAGGTTATGTAGAGGTTATTGATTTTTTTTCAGTAACATCACCATTAACTCAAAATGGTACTTCTAATGATAGCTTTTTTTTACCATCTCTTTCTACAACAGGGTCTGATTATTATTTAATAAATAAAATATTTATAGGCGGTACAGAATTAGAAAGGATTGAACAAAGTAAAATTTTACTATTAAATAGTTCTCCTTTAACTGCTCCATCCACAATGTTTCCTGCGTATACTACACAGGGTGATATTGCAACTGTATATCCTTTAGCAGTAGCACTACCAACAGTAAACTGTCAATACATACGTTATCCTAATCCACCAAAGTGGACTTATGTAGATTTAGGCACAAGTAGTGAGCCTGTATTTGATCAAACGCAGCCAGACTACCAAGATTTTGAATTGTTTCCAGACGATGCCACAGACTTAACAATGAAAATTTTGCAGTACGCAGGAGTTTCAATAAGAGAGTCAGAGGTTGTTCAATATGCAGGAGCTACAGAGGCTGCTGAAACTAATAGCGAGAAATAGATATGTCATATATTAGCCAATACGAATATTATGAAAACGGAGGTGATACTCCTGAAAATGCTAATTGGGGGTCATACCAATATGTTTCATTAAAAGATATAGTTGTAAACTATCAGTTAATGTATGCAGGAAATCACTCATTGGTAAACAATGAAGAAAGATATAAGATATTATTTCATGCTAAAAGAGCAATACAAGAGTTAAACTACGATGCTTTTAAAGAGGTGAAAGTTTTACAACTTACTGTATCAGAAGAACTTAGGTTTATATTTCCTTCTGATTATGTAAATTGGGTTAGAATATCTTACTATCAAGATGGTGTTATAAGACCAATGGTAGAAAACATTCAAGTTAATTCTTCTAAGGCTTACTTGCAAGCTAATGATTCTAGAATATTATTTGACCAAGATGGTAAGGCTTTACAACCTGAATACTCACCTTTGGATTTTGATAGAATTACAGGTCAAAAACCTAGTATATATTTAAACACTTTAAGCCCATACAATGGGTTATTGGGTTATGAGTATGAAGGACTTTGGTATTTTAATTTTGAAATAGGAGCACGATATGGTCTTAACACAGAAACTGCAAATTCTAATCCTACATTTAGGATTGATAAAAAAGCAGGTGTGATAAACTTTGATTCTACTATGGCAAATAATAGTTGTATTTTAGAATACATATCTGATGGTATGGAGAATGGTGATGATAGTCAAGTAACTGTAAATAAGTTATTTGAAGATTATGTGTATGCATACATTAGTTATCAAATATTAAATTCTAAGTTAGGTGTTCAAGAGTATGTTGTAAATAGAGCTAGAAAAGCTAAATCAGCACTTCTAAGAAACGCAAAAATAAGATTAAGCAATATACATCCAGGAAGATTATTAATGAATCTGAGAGGTAAAGATAAGTGGATAAAGTAATATGGCTACATTTCAAAGAAACTTTATAGCAGGTAAAATGAATAAGTCCGTTGATGAACGATTAGTTCCAAACGGACAATATATTGACGCAGTAAATGTTAGGTTGGGGTCTTCAGAATCTACTGAAATAGGAGCAGTAGAAAACTCTAAAGGGAATACAAAGTTAACCTCTATTTCTTATAAAGGTGAATCTTTAAGTAACAATGCAAAATGTATTGGAGCTTATGAAGATGGAGCAAATGAAACAATATATTGGTTTATTCATGACTCAACTTTTGGGATTATAAGTCCAACTGGAAAGTTAGATTTAATTGTTTCTTTTAATACAGTCACTCAAACTTTAATATATCATGTTATAAGTGTTTCTAAGGGAGGTCTTTCGCCTACTGAAACTGTATTAAATTTTAATGAAAAATATCTTATTACAGGAGTAAATTTTATTGATGGATTATTATTTTGGACAGATTATTATAATGCACCAAGATTTATAAACATAAATCGTAATTACTCTAATCCAAGTGGCACACCATTAGTTGATGGTAATAGCAATGCAGGTTTATTAGAAGAGTCATTATTAGTTATAAAAAAACCACCATATAGTTCTCCATCTATTCAACTAACTACAACAAGCGGGGGTGATGAAAATTATTTAGAAGAAAGATTTATTTCTTTTGCTTATAGGTACGAGTATCAAGATGACCAGTATTCAGCTACTTCACAATTTTCAGATGCAGCATTTAACACAAATCCTTTTGAATTTAGTTCAGAGTCGTACCTTAATGAAGGAGTAACAAACAGATTTAATACTGCTATCATAACATATAACTCAGGTGGTCCTTTAGTTACTGCAATAGATTTATTATTTAAAGATAGTAGTGGTACTGTAATTAAAGTTATAGAAAAATTAAAAAAATCAGATTTAGGTCTTGCTGACAATACAGATTATACTTTTACATTTAGAAACAGTAAAATATTTACTATACTTCCAGAGGCTGAATTATTAAGACTTTACGATAATGTTCCATTATTAGCTAAAGCTCAAACATTAATGGGCAATAGAATTATGTATGGTAACTATATTGAAAACTACAATCTTGTAGATGTTGATAATTCACCTGTAAGACTAGAGTTTCAAACTGAACTAATCTCTGAAGAAATAGGATTTGAGTCAGTAGAAGATACCACAGACGAAGGAAGTTATTCTTTTGGTTCTATAGTAGATATTGTTGATGCTCAACTTTTAATTAACTTAGATGGTTTTAATTTAGTTGCAGGAGCACTTATAGGTATTGATGCAAGTTTTGTTCACAGTTCTTTTTCAGGTGCTTCTAATCCTACAGAAACAACTACTCAAACTACAGTTCTATGGAGTTACGTGTTACCTCAAGACTTTAATAGTGTTTATGAATTAGCAATAAGTGCTGACTTTCAAGATAAAGTTGGAACAACATCAAACATAAAACCTGTTTACGATTCAGACCCTCTTGAAGAAACATCATGTCAAGGAAATACGTTTACTGATTTAGTTAATTGTAACACACCCAATATTTTAGATGCCTCTCAACCAACGAGTTGGACAAAATATGAAAGTGGAATATCTGCTGCTAATCAGCCTATTGAGATTATTACATCTCCTGGCTCATCAAGCATAGGTTTTCAAATTGTTGCTATGCGACGAGTTGATGATGTTATTACTCCAACTCAAAGTTCTTATGAATACTTTAATTGGAATTTTGCTGAAGTTAGTTTCCAAACAATAAGTGATACTAAAAGTTTACATAGTAATCGAGACTATGAGATAGGTATTATTTATATGGATGAATTTAATAGGTCTTCTACTGCTTTAGTTAGCACTAATAATAGTGAACACGTACCATGTGGTTTTTCTGAATTAAAAAATTATATGCGAGTTTCTATTCCTACTCAGCAAAGACCTCCGTATTGGGCAACAAAATATAAGTTTGCTATAAAACCTAGTCAAGACACGTATGAGACTATTTATACAAATATATTTTTTACAGACCCTACTACAAATGAAACATATTTTTTATTAGAAGGTGAAAATCAAAGAAAAGTAGAATCAGGTGATAGATATATTGTAAAGCTAGATACTCTAGGTCCTTTGCTTAGGTGTGCATACGCAACAGTATTAGATAAAGAAGCTAAAGAGGCAGACTTTCTAGACCCTGCTCCTCAAAATTCTGAAGGGGAAGATATTCTTATTCCTGCAGGAACTTATATGAAAATAAAGGCTCAGGATTTTTCTGTTGCTCTTGGGGATAACCCTTTTATATTACCAGGGAGACAATCAGATACTGAAAAAAAAGAGCGTTACCCTGTATTAGCGTATAAAGGTTTTGGTGAAGAAACTTCTCCTAATAATTTTACTAATTTAGATATTCCTGCAGGGAGTAGAATTAATATAAATTTTGAATTTAGCAGAAGAGGTCCTGAAAAAGGAGACAATAGATGTGAGCGTAGAAAATATAATCTAGAAAGTACATTAACTGCATCTCAGGATTATGATGATATTATTGATTGGTGGAATGGAGATAATGTTCAGAATATTTTAAATACAGGAACACAAGAAGTAGGTGGCACAGGATGTGATGTAGAAAACGAATACATATCAACTCTTGCGACTTCACCTTCTAATAATTATGGTATTACACCAGAACTATGTACTAATTTTTACAAATGGTTTAAAGACCCTTCTACTCAAGAAATTCGTTTTATTGTTTCAGGGACTCGAGCTTGTGGAACAACTAAAAAAAGAAGGTCAACTGTTATAGTTACTTTTGAAATTTTTAGGGCAGAAAGCACAATTGTTTTTGAAACTGAACCTGTTGATGCTCAACCTGATGTATGGTTTGAAGGGTCGGAAAATTTTGATATTGTAAAAGAAGGATGTTTATTTAACTTAAGTGTTAATGCAGCAGAGCCAAACCCAATTGCTTTTGAGTATACTTTACAAGGTATTCAAGAACAGATAGTTCTTGACCCAGATGAATCTATACAAAACGTAAATGGAGATTGTGGTTCAATGGTTGTTTCGGCATCTACACCACCTAGTAATCCTTCAAATGTAATAATAAGCTCTACGTCTGTAGAAAATGTTCATTTAGGGAATATACAGTCTCAAACATTAACTCAACCTGCAATTATAGACACATCATTTTTTAATTGTTTTTCTTTTGGTAACGGAGTTGAAAGTTATAAAATTAGAGATTCTTTAGTTGGAAGACCACTACTATTAGGAAACAGAGTAACGACTACTTCTGCAGAAGATTATAGGCAGGCTAATCGTTTTGCTGATATTACTTATAGTGGTATATACAATGATGAAAGTAATGTCAATAAACTAAATGAGTTTAATTTAGGTTTAATAAACTTTAAAAGAACTGAAGAATCGTTTGGACCAATACAAAAATTATTTGCAAGAAGTACTGATGTGTTGGTTTTACAAGAAGACAAAATATCTTATGTTTTGGCAGGTAAAAATTTATTATCTGACTCTGCAGTAGGAGGTTCTATAACGTCTGTTCCTGAAGTATTAGGAACGCAAATAGCTAGACTAGAAGAGTTTGGAATAAGTTTTAATCCTGAAAGCTTTGCAGTATACGGATATGATAAATATTTTTCTGATCAAAAACGTGGAGTTTTAATTCAACTAAGAGGTAGTGCTTATTCTAATGAGCAGTTAACTGTAATTTCAGAAGCAGGTATGCGTTCTTGGTTTAGAGATAGATTTATAGAATCCCCAAACACTCAAAAACTTGGAGGGTATGACCCATACATGGATGAATATGTTTTTTCAGGAAACAATGAATCTTTACCTAGCGAAATTAAATGTGTTGATTGTGGTGTAGACCAAACTTTTCAATTTAATAATAGCGACAATCTTCCTAACCTTAAATCTTTATGTTTTAATGTTGGAGATTTAGTTGGTGAGGTAACTATAAGTGTTGAAAATAATTTTATTGAGGCAAATCCTTTTACTATAGAAATTTTATATAATGGAATTGGTTCATTTAATTCTGTGGTTCAAGGTTCTAATACTTTTACGTTTGACAAAAATTCTGTTTTAACAGATACTGTAGAAATAACATTTCTTGCAAACTCAGGGACAGTAATCTCAAATTTAGAAGTAGATGTTTCGTGTCCTAACGCTAATCAAATAGAGATAATTCAAGTATGTGTATCTGATAATGTAGATGCAGGTCAGTTTATACATAACAATTATAGGTGGATTGATGGAGGTTTTGTTTCTCCTTTACATCAAAGCCAGGTGGAATTAAAATCACTTACGTTTTCTCCTATTGTTTCTCAATATAGTTCTGTATTAGGATTTCAAGGAGCAGGCGTTATTCCTGCAGATGGAGCAAATGTTTCGATAATATCCGAAAAAATCGCACCTACAGATGACTTTGTATTTTCTAATCCACCAATGAACTTTAGATTTTTAAGAAGCAGTACGTTATATGCTAATACAAATGTTGCTATTCAGAATTTAATAAATGCGTCTACAACATTAGTGGTTGATGACTCTAATTCACCATCTACATATTTATCACAATTTACTATGCCTTCAGGTTCGGATGGTGATTACTTGTATTTAATATATGATTATAGAGAACCTGTACTTGCTGAGTTATGTTATTCGGATATTGATAATTTAGACTCTTGTTGTGGTTGCGAATAAAAATAAATAATTATGAAATATATAAACAATTGGAAATCAAATGCTAAAAAATGGGATATAATTGAAATTTTATTTAGATTAGGTAAAATAACTTTTATTAGATATTCTTATAGCATTAGTAAAAATAAATTTATATTCACTTTATTAAATTTTAGTGTAAAAAATTAACATGGCTACATCAGGAAATTATTATTTAAACGGACCAACTTTAGCATCAGCTACTAAAATCTTTACAGATTCTGACTTAACAATTTGTGCTACTGATGGATGGTATTCTGATGGTGAAATTTCTAGAGAACAAAAATCTTGTTCTTTATTACCTCCTCAGATATGCGATAGTTGTTTAGTAGGGTGTGATGAGAATATAAATGCAGGAGGAAATTCAGGTATTTATAAATTATCTTTTTCTACAGGAGGAGCAATAGGTGCTTTAATAGTTTATTTTAACCCACAAGGTATACCTGATGGTGTAAGGGCTATATATGACTCTGTTGTATATAATAAGGTAACAAGTATTACATATGGTTCTTTAAAATCTAATAATTCTTCAAACTTTACTTTTCTTGGAAGTACAGGTGCTGATTGTGGTATAGGTAGTACATTAGATGGTGGTGGTTATACAAATCAAGATATATTTATTTATGACATAGCAACTTCTTCATTTCCAACCATACCTAATGCTACAGATGGTGTTGTTACGGGAACAAGTGGAGATGTTCAACTTACTGCAAGTGGACCAGGGTTTTGCACATTAGTTGTTCCTGTATTAAGTATTTCAGAAATCACAGTATTATTAGAGGTTTTTGGTCCATGTAGTGGTACTGCTTGGAATTTAAATCTTAATTGTCCTATTGAACTTAGTGGTGTATTAACATCAAATATTGGAGGTGATTGTGATACAACATTGTTTCCAAATACTTATTATAATGTGCCAAACCTTGGAGGAACTTTAGGTGATCCTGCTATACATGAATTTTTTACACAAGATAGTTCAGGAGCAAGTTTAGTTCCTGCAGGTGATTATACCATTAACCTTACTTCTGCAAAAAAAATAATTACTGTTGACTCAAATGGAGTAATAGTTTCTATTTCAACGTGTGCATTTGTACCTTCACCTTATTTCTTAACTGACTCTGCAGTTACAGTAGTAGATGCGTGTAATCTCACAACTTATCCTAATCAAGTATATGCTCAAGATGACGAGTTTTTACTTAATGATTTTATTTTTACTAATGAACAGTTAACTACTGCTTTTGTAGGTGATGGTGGATATTATAAATTAAATAAAGATGGAGGTACTATTTTAGAAATAGATAGTAATGGTCAAATTTTATCTGTTTCAACGTGTCCATTTGTACCTTCACCTTATCAAATATCAAACGATACGGGTACAGTAGTAAGTGCGTGTGATATCACAGATTTCCCTATTACAGTATATGCTCAGGATGATGAGTTTTTAGTTGGTGATTTTCTTTTTACTAATGTACAGTTAACTAATGCTTATGTAGGTAATGGTACTTTTTCTAAAAAACAAATAGGAGATGTTGTTTTACAAATAGATGGTAATGGTCAAATTATATACCTTGAATATTGTAACCCTATATAATAAGTAATATGGAAAATTATACGTTAACATATGATGATGGAGTAAAAGGTTTTCCATCTTTTTATACTTACTATCCTGATTGGATGATAGGTATGAACAATTATTTTTATACTTTTAAAGAAGGCGAACTTTATAGGCATAATACTAATGAAACGAGAAACAACTATTATGGTGCAGACTATGCGTCTATAATGACATCTGTATTTAATGATGAGCCTTTAACAAATAAAATATTTAAAACCTTAGCTTTAGAGTCAGATGATTCTTGGGACACAAGAGTTAATAGTGATCAACAGTTGGGTAACTTTATTGGTGCGGATGATTATATTATAAAAGAAGGTGGTTATTTTGGTTATCTTAGAGCTGCAAACTCTAACCCTGCTAGTTCTGCACAGTACCCTTTAAGGTCAGCTAATGGCATTGGTAGCAACGTGAGTGTTGATGTTACTAATCCTGCAGCCGTTCAAATTAATTTTAGTACAACACCATTTGTAAATATAGGAACTATCTTAAGTATTGGAGATTTAATATACACAAAGGTTGGTACTTCAGTAACGCTAATTGGCGAGGTGACAAATCGAGTTGAAGACATTAAAAATGGAGACAACTATTTAGTAGTAGATACCACTATAACTAATCCACCAAATGACCCGTTAGGTATTCCTATTGGAAACTTACCTCCAACTTCACCTGTATATTATTTCTTTATTAAGAATGGTACTGCTGAGTCTCATGGTATACTAGGTCACTATGCAGTATTTACATTAACCAATAATAACACAAGTGCAATTGAGTTGTTTGCGGTTGAGTCGGAAGTAATGAAATCATTTCCTTAAAATTAGTATCTTTGATGTAAATGAATAATGAGTTATCAGTTAATTTTATAAAGAAACTAGAGGTATTACAAAATGTAATTATTGAAAGCAATAATGAAAATACATTTGGTGATGGTAAAAATCTAGTTAATAATGAAGAGTTTCCAATAACAAACAATTTTTCTGATGGATTATATATGCGTCAGATGAAAATGAAGGCAGGTAGTATAGTCATAAGTGCCATACACCATACCAATCATTTTTGGTTTTTATTGTCTGGAAAAGTTATAGTGGAAGCTGACAACGAAACTGTAGAACATATTGCTCCATGTTGGTCTCACTCTTTAAAAGGAACTAAAAGGTTAATTAAATGTTTAGAGGATTGTGTTTGGATAAATATAATAGCTAATCCAACAGATACTAAAAACATAAAAGAAATAGAAAAAAGTTTTTTTTCAATAACATTAGAAGAATACAATAAAAAAGAAAAGTTATGGCAGGATTAGTAACTGGTATTATTGGTTTAGGGTTAACCGCAGCGTCAACGGGTATGTCTTTTGCAGATGCAGGCAAACAACGTAAGGCTGAAGACAGAGCAAATCGTGAAGCAGCTAAAGCAATGGCTGCAGCAAGAAAAAAACTCGAGGTTAACTACATAGATGCATTAGCGATACAAAAAGAACCTTACGAACTTCAACGTGAGGCTATGTTAGTTGCAGGAGCACAAGCCGTTGAGGCAGCAAGAGAGTCTGAACGTGGTGCTGCAGCAGGTGTTGGTCGAATACAACTAGCACAACAAAAAGGTCAGGCAGGAATTAGGACAGCAATGGGTCAGGAGATGAGTGCATTGGATAGGGCAGCAGCAGCAGAGGAGTCAAGACTTCGTGACGTTGGTGTTCAGTTAGATTTAGGTGAAGTTGCAGGAGCACAGATGGCAGCATCAGATGCTAGTCAGGCATCAGCAGCAGCAAAGAGACAAGGGTTTCAATCGTTAGCATCTTTTGGTGCTCAGGCAGCAGCAATGGCTCCGTTATATACACAGAGTGCAGGGGTAAGAGCGTCTAACAAGGCTTACAGGGTGGCTAATAGGGAAGGCAGACAAAAATTCATGGAAGGTGCAGGTAAAGGTAAAGGTTTCTTAGGAACAAGTATTAATTCAGGATATAGAGGAGCATCAGCAGCATTAGGTGGTAGACAAGCAGTTTTAAATCAGTCAACATATGCTCAGCTTATAAATAACAATCCAAATTTTGAAAATCAATTTAATCAAGCTCAAGGTAAGCAGGGTATTAAATTTGATAAAGAATCATTCTTGGCTAACCCACAAAGTTTTATAAACAGAGGTAGCGTTGAGCAACAGGCTTTATTTAATAATGGTTTAACAGGCGATGTACTTTTACCTATAGAAGATGAAGATGATGAGTTTGTTGTTGAAGAAGAAAACAATGTTAATCCTGGTGTTGGAGCTTCTTATGGTAATTATAAAGTCCCTTCAATGGGATTGAATTTTTGGGAATAAAATTAAAAAATAAATGGCAACATATTATAAGTACGCAGAAAGGGATGCAAGCAATCAAGTAAATTGGGCAGAGATTAGCTCTAACATGGTCAACTCTCTTAAAGAGGTTCAGGCTATTAGAGACTCTAAAAGAAAGGCTATAGATGACGCTACTGCAGAGCTAGGTGCAACCCTATCTGAAGCTCCTCAAGGAAGTCACAAAGGTTTAAATGAGTTTGCTATGAATTATGCTAACAACGCACAAGAAATGCGTTTAATGCAAGACAAGCTTTTAAAATCAGGTCAGTTAAAGTTGAAAGATTATAATATTGGTCGTGCTAATTTAACACAGGGTACTACACAACTTTTTAATATAGGAAAAAAATATCAAGCTGAGTATGCATTAAAAATGGATAGGTTTGAAAGTGGTGAGTCTGGACTTCAAGAGCAATGGCAAATGGCAGAGATAGAGGGGTTTGCAAACTTTTCAAATGTTGATGCTTATATCAATCCTACAAATGGTCAAATAAGTATTGGTAAGTTAACTACTAAAACTATTGATGGCAAGGATGTTACTACTATGGACAGAAAACCTGGAAGTTTTACAACTATAGACCAATTAAACTTTGCCGTATCAGACCAAGTAAATAAATACAATCTTGATGCATTAGATGAAAGAATTGATAAGTGGGCAAAAACTTATTTAACTTCAACAGATGGATACAACTCTCTTGATGATGTTAGGCAAATGCCTGAATACAAAAAAATGAAAGGAGATTTAATTAAATCTCAAATGGTAGATAATAGACAAGTAGGAAGCATACTTGCTGATTTTGTTGGTGTCGCTTCAAACGGAGAGGCTTTTACATTTACAAGAGACCCAAATAAACAAGATGCCAATACTATACTTTTAGAGGCTGACCCTAATCAACCAGGCTCAGGTAGACTTACTCCTAATTTTGATAACAAAACAGGGAAGGAACAAGAAAAAGTTGTAGAACAATTTTTAGATAAAGAGATTGAAAGACAACTAGGCAAGAAGCAAACTAAAAAAGCTTATCCTAGACCTACTGCTACAGATAAAAATATAAAGAAAGCAGAAGAACAACAAGGTCGTTCTGTTGAATTATGGAATAAAATGTATGGTGCAACACAAGCTGAAAAGAAAGTTATTGTTAACTCTCTTCTATCAGACCCTTATCTCAGAGATACTGTTGGATTAAGAGATATTGATTTTATTGATGATGGTCAAGGCAATATAAGTATGGCGGTTAAGTATGAAGACTCTACTAAAAATAGAACAGGTGAAAATGCTATACTTATTCAGGAAAATAAGAAGCCTGTATCTCCTGATATATGGTCTATGAGTGGGATTGAGATTCATAGTCAAACTGATGAAGCTAAAAGAATGAGAGGTTTAGAAAATGCAAAAACTAATTTAAATTTTAAAACAGGTTCAATTCGAGCAAGAAGAGATGAAAAGGAAATTGAAAAAGAAGTAGACCCTGTGTTATCTAGAGATGTATTCTTAAAAAACTACAAAGTTAAAGATGATGATGGTGAAGATATAAAACTTTCAGAATTTCAAGGAGATGATGTAAAATTTGTAAAATTGTTTTCACCTTTATTTAATGAAATAGGTCTAACTATAGATAAAACAGATTTTTTCTCGAATACAGTTCAAATAAAAGGTCCTGACGGAAAGCCACTTGCTAAACTTCCCACAAATGACGACAACTCTGGTAATCTGATTAGTAACTTCCTTAAAGCGTATCTTAAAAATGTAGAGAAAGGAGTTCTTAGTGAATTACTAAGTCAAGGTGTAATACCAAAAATAGCTAAAGGTCAAACAAAAAAACAAAATGGTGATGGTGATGAACCAACTCCAACATTACCGCAACAAACAGGACCTGATTATAGAGGCTTATAAATATAAATATAAATAAAATGAATCCAGAAGTATTACAAGACTTATACGATAGAGCTATATCAAAAGGCTATAGCAAAAGCATAGAAGAATTTACTCAATTAATAAGCTCTAACCAAGAGGTTTTGGATGACAATTTTAATTATGTAAAAACCAAAGGATACTCAAAAGATATTTCAGAGTTTTCTAAATTAGTAGGTATTGATTTAAAAAAAAAAGAAGTTACGGATTCAGCATCTTTGGATGGTGGTGTGGTATCAAAAGAATTTAAAGGATTTGACTCTATTCCTGAACAAAAAGGCAGACCTATTGATGAGCTAGGAATGTATCCTTCTCAGGAGGAAGTAGACTCCTCTACAAAGTCACAGACAGATATTATGTCTGAAAAAATAACCGCACAAAAGGAACGAGAAGAGAAAAGACTTGCAGGTTTTACAGAAACTGACGAGGATGCTTTAGCAAAACTGAAAGAACAAGAAGCTAGAGATAAGATGAATTATCTTCTTAGTCGAGGGGATGATAACGAAAAGCTTATGAAATCCGAAAACTTTGTAAATTCTGTTTCAAAAGTAGACGTAGAATTAGCAAACAAAGAACAAGATGAAGTATCTGCACAAATAAATAAAGAGTTTGGTAAATATGGTTTTGTTGCTAAACCTGTAGGGCAATTTGGAAGGGATGCCGTAGTAGTAAGAACATTAGATGGTAAGGAAAGTAAGGTTTTTGAAGTAGATAATTTTACTGATGCAGAAAGTATAGCATCTTCTGAAGAGCTTAGAACATTCATAAAAGACCATGCTAGAAATATTGAAAAACTTAATTCAGAAAAAACTGAAGAAGATTTAAAAATAGAAGACCAATTAAATAAATCTATTAGAGCGAGACAAATAAGACCTGTCGCTATGGTTAAATCTAATGGCACAGAGTCTACTGTAAAGTTTATGTCTTATGAAGAGGATGGCAACTACTATGTTGCACCTACATTGTTCCCTAAAGACCCTGATAATCCTACATCTAAACCAAGTGATTGGTATGAATTAAAACCTAATGAAGCCATATATCTTGCTAAACAAAGAGGTGAAGTATTTAAGTTTAATACAGAAGATGAGGCACAAGATTTTGCAGAAGGTAGTTGGAAAAATGTAAGTACCGCAGATGTAGAAGCAGACAAGTTTTATGCAGATAGAGGATTAAATTATTCTGCAAGTAGAAAAGCATTTGATGACTATCAAGATGTAAATGATGAAATAGAATTTATTGAAGACACATTTACTGAAGAGGGCGAAGAGAAGGTGTACAAAGAGTCTCTTACAGATGAAGAAAAAGAAGAGTTTGGAGACCTATATGTAAATGGAAAACTAAGGAGTGATGTTGGTGAATACATAAAAGTTTTAGAAAAAAAACGAGATAACCTTTCTAAAATCGTAATGCTTGATGATGATGAAAAACGAGTAAGAGAAGAGTTTGATGAATACTTAATAGACAGAATTCAAAAAACCGCTTCTGTTGCTGCCGAATCAAATAAAGAATTAAAAGTTGCAGCGTTTGATTTAGATAGTGATATTAAACAAAATTTTAATGTTGGTTTAAAAGACTTATTAAATTACACTCCAAAATCAGAATATGAATATCTACTAAAAGATAAGTACACACAAGATTTAGTTGAACTTAGTGCAGCTCAAAAACAAGCAGCAGCAAAGTATGAAGTAGCAAAAACTTTTTATAGCAAGAAGGTTAACAAGTCTCTTCGAGGAGACTATGTAGATAATTTAGAAGGCTTTAACACTTCAGTAAGTAACGGGTATAAAAGAGGTCAAGCAATGGAGGTTATTCTTGCTATAGCTTTAGGTATCGAAGACTTAGGTATTCTTAATGCCACAAATAGCAAAGAAAAAAACGCAAAGCTTATATCTAAATACTTAGGTTCACAGTCATCAAATGTTAGTCGTGTAAGTGCTCGATTTGCTGAGGCAAACACAGGAAAAGAAGTTGCTGATGTAATACTTGATGACCCTCTAGAGTGGATGTTTACATTAGCAGGAGAGTCTTTGTCTCAAATAGTTCCTTATGGCACAAAGGTTGTCTTAGGAGCAGCAGGAACAGGAACGGCAATCGGAGCAGGAGCAGGATTGGTAGGTGGACCACTTGCTCCCGTAACATCTACCGCAGGAGCTTTAACAGGTCTGGGTTATGGTATTAGGACAGGTATGGGTGCAACAAGCTTTGCAATGGAATATACCAATGCGGTATTAGAAGGCTTACAAAAATATGATTTTAATTATCTCGACCCTAAACAAGTTGAAAAAGGATTAGAAGACCAAAGGGTTTGGGATTACGCTAATGATGTTGGTGCAAAAAGAGGTGCTATTATAGGTACAGTAGATTTTGTAACAGGAGGTGTAGTAGGAAAGCTTTTTAAACCAGGAACAAGATTAGCTTCAAAAGGTGCAAGAATGTCTGCTTTTGCTGCTGAACGTGCCGTATTTGACCCTGCTGCTGAAGGAGTTGGAGAGTATCTTGCACAGGTAGGTTCAGGTCAGGAAGTAGACTTTAAGGAAATAATAGCTGAGATGGGTGGTGCATTTGGAAACCAAATATCTAGTGCATCGTTTAATGTAATGATGGACTCTAGGCGAAACACTAACCTAAAGATTGCTGATGATTTAGCTAATGACTTAGCTACTATGGTTAATGACAAAGCAAGTGACAGTCGTGTTTCAAATTGGGCAAACAATATGCTTAGTCTTGGTAAAATTAATGAAGACCAAAACCAAAAAATACAGGAGAATGTAGGTATTCGTAGACAGGTAAATGAGTTGTTATCTGTAAGCAAGGTGTCAACTTTAGCTACGTCTAAAACAAAAAACACAAGATCAAGATTAGCGTTACTAATAGAAGCTAGAAATCAACTTACTAAAACGACTAATACAAAAGAAATATTTAAAAATAAAATTAGGGATATAAATATTGAGATAGCAGAAATTGCTGAGACTAATAAAATTCCTGATACACAAACAATTGATTCTGAAGGTAATATTAAAGGAACAGGTGTAGACTTAAGTAGTATACTTGGAAAGACTGAAAGAAAAAAATCTGCTAAATATATGTGGAGTAGCAAGATTGTTACTCGTAGAGAATTTTTAAATAAATTAGAAAATTTAAAGAGTCCGAAAATAAAGGGAACTACAAAGGTTGTAGATGACCCTGAGATGGCTCGTAAACTAAACGCAAAACTAGATGCCTTTCAAGAGCCAAGCACAACGGAGGTGGATGTACCTCAACAAGCCAGAGATGGCAAAGCGATGGGAGTCAGAGACACCGAAGAGCAAGTCGTTGCCAAAGATGAAGTTCAAACGCAAGAAGCGATAACAATATCACCAAGACTAATTGAAGCAAGTAAAACTGTTGCAGAAACATTTACACCTGAAGCAGTAGTAGAGGATGTGATATTTGAAGAAACACAGGAATCTACAGGATTTCAGATTGTTACTAAGCCAGACAATACGTTTGCGGTTATTCAAAACGATGTAGTAATTGAGGATAATATTGAAACCAAAGACCTAGCACTTGAGGTGTCAAATGAAACTGCTTTTGAAGTAGAAGCTGATACAGAAGTAGAAGCTGCACCTATTCTTTTAAAGCCATTAAAGAAACATAAAACTGCACTTGATAATGAAACACTTTCAGAAACTGATAGGAATGGAATTATTGCATATGCTTTAGATAAAAAAATAAAAGGTAAAAAGTTAACTCCGTTTGAGAATACTATTATAGATACATCTAATCAAGAGACTGTTGCTAATATAAGAATATCTCTTGAAGATATTACAAGTAAGCAAAAAACAAGACTAGAGTTTGATCAAGATGTTGCAGACCTAGAAGCTTTCATAAATCAAAACAATCCACAGTTTCAACTATCAACAAAAGTCACTTCTGAAGAAAAAAAGCAAGCTCTTGAAGATGAAGCTATTAGATTAATGCAGGATATGGATGGTCAAGAAATTTCTGAAGATGCAAGTGTGTTTGTTCCAGACTCTAAAGAAAAGAGACCATCAATCCCTGTATCTTTTACAGAGAACACTAGCCTTTTATCTAAGATAAAGAAGTTTAAATTAAAAGACCTATACGGAAAATCTATTAACTTATTAATGGCAGATAAGTTAAAGGTTGAACTTCAAGACCCTAGTAAACCACATAACATTGATACAAATCCATATATAAAAATGGGTGGAAACTTTTTCCCTTTAATGGAAGGTTTATTTGGCAAGGTTGCATGGGCATCAATTACAGATTCAGCAGCAACTAAAATTATAAAAGGTGCTATGAATGGCGATATATCTGTTGTTTATAATATGGGTAGTGGAGGAATTGATTCTAATATTGCTATGGCAACAGAGTTAAATAATTTAATTCCAGAAAAAGATAAAGCAGAGGTTTTTAAATTAATGCAAGGTCATATATTTAAATCAACAAATGAAAATATAAACAAAAAAGTAAAAAATATTTTTATTAAATCTGATAATTTAATAGAAGCATTTGAAGCACTTCAAAAAGGTTTTGATGTAAAAGTAAGAGCAGCAGCAATGCAAGAGATTGTTCCTGAAAGCTTAGAGATAGAAGCAGGTACACCTTTAAATAAAAAAATGAAATCTTTAGGTATTTCATTAGAAGTATTAAGAGAAAACAATACAGAACAGTTTGTTGACAAACTACCTATAGGTTCATTAACAATGGTTGTTGAGGTGACAAATAAAGATGGGGTTAAAGTAAGTGAGTTAAAGAAACAGTTAGATAAAAAGCTAAAAAATAAAGAGATAACTAAAAAAGAATACGATAAAGGTTTTCTAGAAATTATAGCCTCTGCTAAAATGTCTCGAGACCAACAAAAAGAGGAAGGGATGCAGACGCACCCAAATTATCCTGAATACATAAGAGGTAGAGCAATTGCAGTAATGGAAGAGACTACTCCCTTCTACAATGTAATTAAAAAGTATTCATCTCAAGTAGAAAAGAGACAAGCAGGTATAGAAAAAAAGAAGTCAGGTAATGTTAAAAAAGATGCAACACCTGTAGAGCAAAAAATATATGAACAGATTAATAAAGCTAAGACATTAGAGAAGCAAACAAAACTTAGTACAGAAAAAAAGATTCAGAAGTTTAAAGATATTCATACTATAATTAAAAATCTATTATCTAAAACAGTTCCTAAATTAAAAGGTCAACTTAAAAAAGATACAAGAGCTTTATTTAAGGAAATACTTGAGAGTACTAGTTCTGCTAAAATAAAAATATTATTAGCTGAAGCTGAGATTCCTTTTGCTGATATGGTAAAATACACAACTGCTCAAGCTCTTGCTGCAGCAGGTACATCAGCATCTACAACAGGTACTACTTCTTATACAGTAGAGCAGAATATAAAAGCAAAGTATGACAACTTTGTGTCGTTATTAAGCAAGTCATTTCCAAGCGTAGAGATTATTACTAATCAAAGTGAGTTTGACTTTTTATTAGACGAACCAAATGTAGTGGCTCTCACAACAAAGCAACAAAGAACAGGTAATAAAATTTATGGTGCAGTATACCAAGGGAAACTGTACTTAAATCCTGCTTCTGCAAATTTTAATACACCTATACATGAGTTTGGTCACATATGGAATAACATTGCTAAACAACAGAGACCTGAACTTTATAAAAAAGGATTAGAGCTTATAGAAGCTGATGGAAGTTATGTCTCTGAAATTGAAAATAGTCCAGAGTATAAAAGGGTGATAAAGCAAATGAAGAAAGATGGAGCAACTGAACAAGAGATTCGTGAGTTTATCCTTGAGGAAGCATTGGCTACTGCTATTGGAGATAAAGGTGAGTCGTTTGCTAATGCATCAATTGCGAGAGATTTTAAAGATTGGTTAAATAAATTATATAGTTATGTGAAATCTTTAGTTGGTTTGTCTCAGTATACTGATGAGCAAATACAAGACATAACTTTAGATGAGTTCTTACAAGGAGTAGTTGTAGACCTGCTATCAGGTAATCAGGTATTTAAAGATGCTCAAGTCAAAAAATTCTCTAGTCAACTTCAATTGATGACAGGCAGCAACACTCAAAACATACCAATGAATACTATTATATCTATAGGTAGGTCAAATGGATGGTCTGATGCAGTTATAAAAGAAGTATTAAAAGGTAAAAAGTTTAAGGCTTCTGATATCAATAAAGCAATGGTTATTAACTTGTCTAACTCAATGTTTGAAGATGTCATTGTACCTGCTGAGTTTGGAAACATAGAAGGTGGTATGCCTGAAGGTCAAGCATTATTTGATAGGGTTAGAAAAAAACTAAAAGCTTATGCTGAACCAACAGTAACACAGAGTACAAAACAAGAAACTCAAAAGGAAATGATTGCGAGAGTGACAATAATTAGGTCTGCGAACCCTTCATTATTTGCACTAACGGATGAGGAAATAGCCAAGCGTTATCCAAGAATTGGATTAACTACAACTATTAATACACCACCAAAAACAAATTCTCAGATAAGAGCTAAAGCTTTAGAGTTGTTAAAAGCAGATTCTGTATTCAAGTCACAACCTGAAATAATTCAGCAACAGTTATTAATAGCTTTAGACAAGACCATAGGGACTCGTGCTAATAAATCGGTGTCCGAAGAGATAAATGCTCTTAAACAGAGGATAAAGGACTATGAGAAGGGTATTAAAGATATCCAAGGAGCTAAAATGGTTCTTATGCGTTATGTCCGAAAGGCTCTACCTAAATCAAATTTATACTCTAATGCTAGTGTAACTAAGATTGCTTCACGTATTGCAAAGGCAACTCCTAACACTTTACTTAGTGATGTTGAGTATGTGAATAAACAAGTAGACGCTCAAAGAGAAGTAATGAAAAAGTCTGTCATTAAAGAAATGGCAAAGCTTGTATCTGATAAAAGCAAAAAAAGAATTTCACAATCAAATAAATCTAAAAGTAAAGGCATAGCTGCCGAGGCTCAAGCATTCTTTGAACAATCAAACATTATATTCAAACTTTTAAAAAAGAATGATGTAAATGGAATGACTAAAATATTAGAAGAGCTTAGTATAAATGAAGGTGTTATTACACAGGCAATAATAAAAGAATTACAGGGAGAAAAACTTACTGTTGATGAGCAAAGACTTGTAAACCTTTCTTATGCTTTTGATAATTTTTCAGACCTTGAGAATATGACGCTTGAGGAAACTGTTTCACTCTATAATTCGTTTAAAGATTTAAACGCTGAGGGTATTAGAAGGTATAAAACCAGGAGAGCAGCGAGAGCAATGCAAATAGCCAACATGAACAATCAGGCTAAAACTGAAATTAGTGAAGGTTTTAAAGAGGTTATAGATAAGGATGGTGAACCAAAAAATACAAACCAACTTTCTAGAGATCAAACTCAAATAGCCAAACTTTATGCTGATAAAAAATATCTACAATGGATAAAAGCATATAAAGACCATTATAGATTTGGGTCATTCGCTGAGTTAATTAGAGGGTTTAAGAATAACCTTAAACATCTTGGCACACTAACAAACAAGCTTGATAAAGTAGGTGATTATTTTACAGAGAATGTTTATAAACGACTAAATCGTGCAGACGAAGCTAATTTGAAAGGTTATTTTAGAACAATGGATAAGCTAGATAACATGGCTAATAGTGTTGATGGAGTGACAAAAGGATTCAGAGATATACGAAATAAAATTTATGAGTCTGGTACAATGGATGTAAAAGTAAGAGATACGTTGTCCGATGGAACAATGGGTTCATTTAGCACAAGCACACTTAGTCGAGACCAACTGCTAAGGGTTTATTCTTTATATCAAAATGAAAATCAGAAAATAAAGCTTGAAAGACAAGGGTTTAATGATAAAGTAATGCAAGATGTTGCTAAGTTTCTTGGAAAAGATGTTACTGAGTTTGCTGATAAAATGATTTACTTTTTGAGTAATGAATACTATAATGAAACTAATGATGTATATCGTAATGCCAATGACGTAAATCTTAACTTTGTACAAAACTATTTTCCAACACAAACTATTTCAAGCAATACAAATATGTCTTCACTACTTGCTGATGGAGATTTCAATGCAATATTTAATGCTGAAAGCTCTCCTGCACTTAAACGTAGGTCAGATAGTAAAGGTGATGTAGTTTTAAAAGTTGATTTTACGGCTACATTAATAGACCATGTTAAAGCAATGGAAAGATATAAAGCGTATGCAATCCCAACAAAAATGCTTCAAGGTGTTTTTAGCGACCCATATGTTAAATCTCTTTTAGACTCTATGAATCTACAAGGTATAATGAGACAAGCAGTTAACTACTCTATAAACCCTGACTCTTATCAACAGAATGCTCAGAATTTTAGATGGGTAACAAATCTTCAAAGCAAGTATACATCTTTTGCTTTGGGTTTAAAAATTATGCAGATACCTAAACAGATGACTTCGTTTGTGAATGCATATGAGAACTATCAATACAGAAAAGAAGGGCAAACTCCTGGTCTTGATATAGTAATGTTTATGGTCGATGCTTCTATGTTGTATGCAAATCTATTAGCAGAACTTGCCGTAATAGGAGCAGAAAAAGTTTCAGGGAAACACATAGGTTTAGAAAGCAGACCATTAACAGAAGCAATGGGTATGTCTGCTTCATTTAGAAAAAGAATTGAACTTGGTGTTCAGGGTGACTTAGTAGGACTTGAAGCAGGGCAACCTACATTTAAAAACAAAGAAACTAACCAAGCATTATGGGCAAAATTGGGGCGTGGTGGTCGAAAAGTTGCTGCTTCTCCTACTGTGATTGGTGATGTTGCAGGTGTAATGGGGTACATGATTAATTATAGACGCAACATTAAGAACGGAATGAATAATGCAAAAGCTCTAGAGGAGTTTAATGATTACAATGCTACTCAGCAATCAAGGAGAGCTACGGAAAAAATTCCGTTGCAGATGAATGCAAACGTATTTACAAGAAGTTTCTTGATGTTTGGTAGTACATTATTTTTACAAATGAACAAAGTTATGTCAACAGGTACTAACATTATGAGAGGAATGAATGATGTTCGTAAAGCGGTAGCTGAGGGAGATATAAAGAAGGCAAAGCAAAATGCAAAAAATATAAAATCAAAAGATATTCGTGGATTTTATTTAAACCTAGCAGTAGCCAATGTAATGTTTACCGCAGCAGCTAATATATTCAAAATAACAAGTGATGATGATGAAGATAGAGAGGTGGCTTTTCAGAGAATGCAAGATGCAATGTTTGGATTAAATCTTGCATATTCAATACCTTTTATTGGAGAAGCGGTAGAGAAGCAGGTTATAAATCTTAGAGGCGGAAGAAGGGAAGTAGATGCAGGAGTTAACCCTATAAAATCTATATCTAATAGAATAAGCAATGAAATGAAATACGAGGACTCAAGCTTTGTTTATGCTACCGCTAAAAACTTAGCTGAGATAGGATTAGGTGTTCAGTTTGATCCAATTATAGGGTTAGCTAAAACTTTTACAGGAGGATTTGATGAGGAAACTATGTATGATATGGTAGGAGCAAGCTATTCTTATAGACGTAAAAAAAATAAATCTAAGAGCGAATCATCAAAAAGTAGTGGTAAAAGTGGTAAAGGTATTGAAATGACAATGGATTAAATAGAAAGGAGTCTCTTTAAAGAGACTCCTATCAGAGCTATTAATCAGTAACTGTAACCAATTAGAAAATTACAGAAATTAAAACTGTCTTACAAAAATAAAAGCCAATGAATTGATGTTTTGACATGGCAAATATACTAAAATTTTTCTAAATTTCGTCTTTAAGACTACGTTTTATATCATTTAAAGTTAAAATTAACTTGTCAATGTCTAATTCTGCTTTTAAAAACTCCTTATCCACGAGCCCTTCGTATATTTCTCCGCATTGACTATTTATAATATCCATCAGATGGTTTATATATTTTACTCTTTGCTCATCTATTGGACTCATTGTTATTATTTTTCTAATTGATTTCTTAGTAGTTTTATTTCTTCTTCTTGATCCATAAACATTGCAGTAGATATTTCATACTTCTCTCCCTTAATAAAAAATTGGTCTTTAAGTGCTTTTTTTATTATCTTAATGCATACATAATACTTGTTATAAATAAGTTCTAACTCTTTCATATCTTTTTTGGGAAGATTTTTATTTTTTAAAGACAACTTTACTTGCTTTATTTCTTTTAATCTTTCTTGTAATAACTCAATTGGTTCTGTCATAATTTCTTAATGTTTGTTTTGATGTAACATAATCTAAATAATCGTCAAGCTCTATTTGTTCGATATCTATGTATATAGGAATTTTGTTTTCTTGGCATATTAAAATAATAGAAAAGAAAAAAGGAGTATCTGTCTTAACAACACCTCCGAATGTACGGTACTCATCATCATTTGGTGTAAATAATTTATAATCTATTTTGTCAAACAATTTTATCATTCCTACCTGAACACTTCCAGGAAGGTAGTTCATGTAATCCATTATAGCGAAACTAAGATTATATGTGTCAAATCCAAGATTAACTGTCTCCTCTGTAAACTTCTGTTCTAAATCCATGTTTTTCTAATTCTTTTAATCTATATTTCTGTAACTCTGATAACTTACCACCTTCTTTTTTTATTTCACTAAAGATAATCTTTCCCTTTGGATGAACTGCGATGAGGTCAGGGATACCATTCTTATTGGTTTTGATTAGCTTAATAACATAGTAGCCTTCAGCTTCTAGCTCCTTAATCCTTTTTCCTTGTATACGTTGTTCTGTCATCGTAAACTGTTTATTTTTTTCTTGGCTTCCATATAAATATTATACCTAAGCTTATAATTACAAACCAAATTGCTTCTATCATAGTTATATTTTGTTTAAAGTTAATAAATCTTATAATTTAAAGACGAATATAATCCATGAGATAGTCTTTGTATTTTTTTACTTAAAACTAATTTTTTTAATATATCCGACAAAGTTCTTTCTTTTATAAACATAGTCTTAGCTTTTTCCAAAACCTCCTTCCTTTCAAGTATTCTTTCTTCCTCATTTATCCATTTTACTAACTCTTTTATTCTTACATCGTTGTATGAGTTTTCAAATGACCAATCAGAGGTAGCATAAGTTAGTTTGTTGTAATTTTTTTTAATTCCCATTGTATTTAATTTAAAGTTAATAAATCTTTTTTAAAGTGTTTAAGTGTGTAATCTTTTTTTTGGATTACTGATTTGTATATTTCTTTTTCAATACCATCCTTAGCAAATATCCAAAAAACTTTACTTAGTTTACTTTCTTTTGTAGTCATCCTATCACGACTCTGCCAATAGCTTGTGGCACTAAAGTCTATGTTGTAATACACTAGATACTCTGCATTTCTTAGGCTTATTCCTTCCCTACCACTAACAATCTGTAGTGCTATGGTTTTGTCTGTAGAGTTGAACTCATCTAAATCGGTGCATAGTTGGTCTCCATAAACTTTTTTTAATGCGTTTAACTCTTCCTTAAATTTGTAGAATATTCCAATCTTTGAAACACAAAAGTTGTTGTAAATAAAATTAGCCTTGCTCAAGTCTAATATCATAGAGTTTCCACTCTCAAACTTTACAGTACCACTATACATCTGATGCAACTTCATCATTAGTTTTACTGGTGTATCGGCAAGTATCACATCTTCACTACCTTGAACCACTAAATCTTTTTTTAACTTAGAGCTAAGTTCATAAATTAATTCACTCATCTCAACCTCTAACACCTCTTCTACAATATCATTCTCAAATCCTGCTTCCTTCTGTGTAAATCTAATCGTGTATGGATTCATTTTATCTACAATGGTCTCTAATCCTCTAGAGTAATCGTTAATCATCATAGAGTTTATTTTCCTCTGCCTAACATCTACATAGTCTTTTGCAAACTTATAGAAACTAACATATTCTTTGAATGGATTGTTTGGTATACCATACACCTGATGATACATTTGACCATACGACTCAGGTGTTGGTGTCCCTGACATTAAAATAACTTTACTTTTATTCTTTTTGATTAGCACCTTCACATCCTTTGCACGTTTATTGGGCTTAGGTATCGCACCTAAACTGTGTGCTTCATCAATAACAACTATATCCCACTTTATATTCTGTGGTAGCTTATGCATACTCTCGTAGTTTATGGTAAACAATATAAAAGATGCAGGACACATAAGTTCGTAGTCACCAACGATTGATGATATTGCTTTCTTTTTAGTAAGAAACAAAACGTGTTCCACACCCATCTTATCTGCAATTCCCAAACTCGTTAACGTTTTTCCTGTTCTAACTTCCATTGCTAAATAAAGGAATCCATTTTTCTGTAAAACCTCAGTACCTTGACTGATAATGTTTTTTTGATAATCTCTAAATTCAATCATATTACCAACTAAAAGAAAATACTAATCCTCCATTTTCTTGAAGCAAAGAATTATTTGTTATAATACCTCGCTTATATAATTCTGAATTTCCATAGAATTTATTTTTCTGATCTTCTCTATAGTCAATCCATAATCTGTAACCAACATACACCTTATTTATAGTGTTAAATCTAGACAACCTTATATTAAATCCTATTACACTCCCAAACATTGGGTATGTTGCTTTGGTGTTTTTATGCTTCCTAGTGATATAGCCTGCTCTAAAACCACCATAGTATCTTATAACATCGTTATTAAACATATTAAAATTTAATCCTAAAGTAGCAACCACATCACTATATCTAACTTCTAATCCATCATAAATTGAAAATGCTGCTGAAGCATATCCCCAATGCATAACTTTTTCGATTTCATATCCCGTTTGGAATCCTTGGTCTGTAAGTGTTGGGTCAACCCATACATTTAATTGTGTCCAATCTTTATCAATAAACGTTACAACCTGAGCACTACAAAACGTAGTTAATAACAAGAATACTATTACTGCTTTGTTTTTCATTTCTTCAAAATGTTCTTTTAACAAAAACCTTATGTAATTTCCTGCTACTCTTTCATCTATACCTAGCCTATTACCAATAGCTGAATCGCTATTATCTACAAGACCATCTTTATCTCTCCACTCTTCAAGGTATGGACCAAAAAACATTTTTCTTATCTCATCTTTTAAGTGATTTGTTAAATAATATCTTGGACCTCTATATATTTTTTCTCTCATAACTACATTAATTTACCTTGTACCTCTAGTTCTTCTTTACCTCTAAATCGTATAAACCAACCATCTCTATCTCTATCTACATGAGGAATACATCCAAACTTATAAACGCTATATGCTTCAAGCCACTTATTAAATTTATTCTTTGTGACAGATATTTTTGATTTACCATCAAACTCTGTATTGGCTAAATTAAATTCAATATACAATACTGACCTATAGTTTTTTCTGTTTTTACGAAGTAATGGATGCTCAATTTGTCCTTCAACAAGTCCACACCAATCTATAAACTCAGCACTCGTTTCAGCACTAAGGTCTCTTATTCTTTGGTTAACAGAGTTTGACCTCATTAATCCATTGTTAAGATATAGTTGTAGGCTTTGAATCATGTAGTTGTCGAACTGACACCACTCAACATCATCCCATTCTCCAAACATTAGTTTACCAAACTCTAGTAATGGTGTATGATTCTTATTGTAATGCTGACTCAACTCTACCTCCCATTTTCTTCTAGCAAACGAGTTACCTGTACCCTTGATTGGGTAGTTTGTAGTTATAGCAATCTTCGGAGACTTACTAAATGGTATCTTTATAGCATCCTTGTTCTTCTTCTCCAGAGTCATACCCTCTGTTACCACACTAAACAATCTCTCAAAATCAAAATTCTTCTTAACATCATCAAAAACAAGTATCTGTGTATCTGCTGACACTAACTGATAAGCAAAAGACTTTTCAAAAGCAAAAGACTTACCATCAATAGTAACAACCTTTTTCATTTGTGCTATGGCATTCATAAATATTCCTTTACCCGTACCACCTTCAGGATTATCTGTTATAACCTCATCATTTAAGATAACCGCAGGACAATATGATAGGTTCTTATGAGCGTGAAGTAAAAATCCAATCGTGCTTTCCATTGTTTTAATTCTCTTCTCCTCTTTTTCTCCACCACATATGTTTTTAATAAATGTTTTATAGGTGCATTTTTCAACATCACATATGTCAAACACTCTATCTATGATATGGTCTTTCCAAACATACCCACCTAAGTCTACGTAGTCTATTATTTCAATAGATGACTTTGTAATCTTAACTGCACCATTTGAATAATATAGGTATGCGTTGTTTTTAGAGTCCTCAATGAAGTATATGTCAATAGTTGATAGTAGAGTTAGAAACTCCTCTCTAAATAGCCTTACAGTATCTGCAAAGTAGTTGTATATACTTAAGTCCTCTAGATTGATAAGGTGGTTAAGAACAAAGTCTTTTATTTCTTTGTCAGTAGTGTGGTCTATTTTGTAGTTTTCTTGTCTAACAAAAACATAATTTTTACTCCCCTCTGGGCAGTATTTATAGAACCCTTTATCTTCTAAGAATCTTTTAAACTCTACGTGAACCACTTTCACAACACCCTTCTCACTCTTAGTCCAAAATAAAAACTTATTATTATCTTCTTCTACTCTGTTTATTACGGCATTAACAGTCTCGCCACCAATTGCCGTTCCTTCAAACTGCTGACGAATTTCTTTTTTTGAAACACCTCTTCTTAAGCTTTGCTTTATACCACTTATAGCCACATCGTCTTCGTAATACTTCGTTCCAAACTTTTGACGATTAGAATAAGCTGAATCAATTGTTCTCTTTATTTCTTTCTGAGTAAAATCTTTACTTGCATACTGATTAAGAATGTATCCTGCAAGAGATGGCTGAACACCATAGTCATTAAATGCCATCGCTAAGATGTATACATTTTGATTACGCTGACCTTCAGTCATTGGATACTTCTTTGTCCACCACTTTACTAGAATCTCTACAATTTTATTCTCATCTGTGATTGGTATAGTTGGTGCATCTGTTGAAGAAAATTCTTTGTACTCCAATTCAGCAACCTTATCCCATAAAGATGAGTTTTCGTTTATGTAAATCAATGGGTCATAAGACTCATAACATACTCTGCTCACATTCTTACAAGTCTTATCAAAATATTTTGACTCATAGTAGTTTTCTAGGGCATTGAAATAGTTTAAATGGTTTTCTAAGTCGGAAGGAATTTTTACTATAACCTTTAGACCATTTCCGCTAGGGGAAACAAATACAGAAAAAGTAAACTTATCCTTAGTTAGCTTTTCCTTCTGCTCTAGCATTAACTTCTTCTTTTCGTATCCATCGAAGTCTAGGCATATAAATCCACTATGAACTAAAATAGATGAATCTTTTCTATTGGTGAATGTTCCTGAGAAACATATCGCAGGTAAATTTTTCTTTTGTTCGTTTCTGTTTTTCTTGTCAGTCTCTAATCTAATGCTTCTTACAAGTTCTTTAGACTTTCCATCCTTGATTCTATTTAGTATTTTATGAATAGATACATAAAAAGGAGTGTCTGTTTCCTTAATGTTTTTAAAGATTGTGATGTTTTTTGTCATTTTGTGTCAATTTTGTGACAGTTTTGTGTCAATTTCTAACTGTTAATTATCTGATTTATAGCTTGGTGTCTGTTTGTGACAATTTTTTAACCTTATATAGGGAAAAGAAAAAATATATATAGAGAAAATATATATATAGATATGGCTCTTTTTTTTGTCACACTTGTCACACTTATTGGTAAAAAAAGGGAGACGTTAATCTCCCAATTTAAGTTATTGTTTCCAATTGTTATTATCTTGATGATATCCTAAAGGATTTATTTTTCAGAATGGAAAATCGTCATCTTCATCTTTATCTTCGCCTTGAGCATCTGTCTCATTATCAGCTAAAGGCTGATCTGATTTCTCAACCTTCCACGCTTTTAAGTTGGTGTAAAACTTCCCATTAAAATCACTACAGTCTACATTAAAATCAACAACAACAAAGTCACCAATGTTATGATGTTCGTTGAATGCTCTAACTTTTTCATCCTTCCAAATTTCAAAAGCAAACGTGCTATTGTATTGGTCTCCGTTATCTATAACGAATGTCATTTTAGTCCATTGTGTTCCTGACTTTGTAGTTCCGTTTTGAGGTGGTAATACTTTGGTAATCTTACCTGATACTTTTAATTCCATTTTATTTTATTTTAAGTTATTGTTTATTAAAGAAGTTCAATTTTACGATAGTATTGGTTTACATCATCTGTGGCATCCTTTCCAAAAAATTGGTTGTATACCTTGATAGCCTTCTGAACCTTCTCTGCACCCCTCTCTATGAAGTCTGTAGTGGTTTCAAAGAGTCCTAACTGACCAGTTGTCTTGCAAATGACCAAAAATTTTAATGGCTTACCAAATAATGTATGGTATACATATGCCTGACTATCGTAGTTATAAGACCTTGCACTATAAATAAATTTTTCAATATCTCCCGTAGTCTTGATATCAATAAGGCAGTCATCACAAACGATATCTGCTTTACCCTTCCACATCACACCACCAATCTCGCCAATGTTTGGTACTTCAAACTCATTACTATCAGCATAAATCATGTCATAGAAGTCTAGGTTTGAAGTCATAACCTTTGCAAGTTTAGTAATCTCATCATACTCCTTTTGAAGTAAAAGGAATGGCTCACTTGATTCCTCTAGTATTTCCTTGTACTTTTTAGTATTTCTACTAGATACATCGACTGCGTTCCAATCCTGAACCTTTTCAGGCTCTAAGATTAGATGATGAAATAGTCTTCCTTTAGCAAAGTTAACGTTATCCTCCTTCTGTACCCCATATTCTTTTGGGTTAGAAAGTAATGCACCAATATCACTATTCGATAGATATTTTTTACCTACCCCTCCGTAATATTCTTTATCGTCTTTTAGTTGTTTTATTATTTTGTCTGACATTATTTTAGGCTTTTAGCAATTTCTTTTTTTACATTGGCATTCATATCGTACTTAGTGACTAAATTTTCACCTATCTTCTTAAGTCCTAATTCTTTGTTAGCTACGACATATCTCAATACCTTATCCCAATTGTCATCACCGATTTCTAACTTTATGGTGGTAACCTTCTTTGCTTCAACCTTTTTTGGGGTTGCTTCAACCTTTTTTGGGGTTGCTTTTGAGGTTGTCTTCATGATTTTTGGAGTAGCTAACTTCTCTGCTACACTCTTGTCATCTTGAGGAATGTCTTCGCCTGCATAGATGTAGTGACCTAATCCAAACATGGCTAAGTTCTTTACAAGGCATCTCATGATTGTCTTGTTTATATCGAACATCGTAGCACCTTGCACAGTCTTCTTTCCGTACCTTGTTGTGTACTCGTAAGATTCAAGCCTCATTGCTTTGTTCGCTCCATCCATAACGGGTAACCACATCTCTA